GTGCGTGAGCCGCAGCATGTGATGGCCCGCGCCAAATTAGCTGACCGGCCCGATACGCATGAGGGCGAGTGGTTCCCTGATACGGTTTTGAGCCTGATACAGCAGGGCGTGATTCGCGGCGTAAGTGTCGGCTTCGAGTCCATCGCAAATCGGCGGGCTACGCCGAAGGACAAGCAGCAATTTGGCGATGAAGTCGAGACGGTTCATAGCCAATGGAAGCTCCTGGAGTTCTCAGTGGCACCCCTGCCCGCCAACCAGAACGCCCTGATCACCGCCGTCAGCAAGGGCTTGGTCACCAAATCCACCGCCGGGGCATTGTTCCCTACGGTCAATTTGGAGGCTGAGCCGCGGCCTAAGCCACCCAGACCCAGACCCCTGGTGGTAATCCTGCCGCCGTCTAGAACCGCTGAGAGGGCGACCACCGCCCAGCAAGTGGCGGCAATGGTCGATAAGAGGCTGGCATGGCACCTGGCCCGCCGGGCGGGGAAGACCTTCTATTGACAGGTCCGGTGGTGGGTCGCTATGATCCCTGGATGAATTAGCGCAAATCAAGTCCTGGCTGGACGAGTTGCCTGCGGCGTGGTTGGACGAGTGGCCCCTCACAAGGCCGAATCGGTTGCCCCGTTGCAAAGGCTGGATCGGTTGTCAGCGGCAAGCGCGAGCTTGTTTTCTGTCAACTGAAAGGTCTTATTATGGCAACTCCTGCGATTCCACTACGCATATTCCGTGACAATATCCTGCCGGGGCTGGTCAAGGCCGCGGGCGGTGATGAAGCCGCACTCATCAAATCGGTCAAGCTAACGCTCAAACAGGGCGACGAAGAAGCCGAGATTCCTGTCGTGAATGAGGCAGGCGAAACGGTGCCGGTGACCGAGATCATCCTCGTCGGCGCACCGTCCGAAGAGGACGCGGTAGACGCTGGCATTGCTGAAGAGGTCGAGGAGCCGGTCGCTGCCGAGAGTCTCCAGCGGATGGTGGATAGTGCAATTCGGAAACAGCTAGGCGGCTCCGGTCTTCACCAGCGCAACCCGATCCGCAACGTACCGCAAACCAAGCAGCGGGTTCCTGCCCAGGCTCGCAAGTGGGGCGGTGGCCGTCTCAAGTGCTTCACCCGTGGAACGGATGCAGACGAGAATGAATTTAATTCTTATGCGTTCGCAAAGTGGATGCAGCATGTCGGCAGCAAGGGCGTTCGTAACGCTGACTGGCTGATGCGGAACGGCATCATCAGCAAAGCCACAACGATGACGGAAGGCTCCAACCAGGACGGCGGCGCTCTGGTTCCTGAGCAGTTCGTCAGTGACATCATCAGCCTCGTTGAAGAGTTCGGAGTGTTTCGCGCTAACGCTCGAGTCATGCCGATGACTTCAGACGCGGTCATGGTGCCAAGACGTACCAGCGGCCTCACGTTGAACTGGACTGGTGAAGCTTCTTCGATATCGGCCAGCAGTGTCGGCACAGACAATGTTGAACTGATTGCCAAGAAGCCCACCACGTTAAGCCGTATCTCCAGCGAGTTGTTTGAGGATGCCGCCATTGCAGTCGGTGACTTGATCGCTCAGGAAATTGCCACGGCCTTTGCCGGTGGTGAAGATGCTGCGGGCTTCAACGGTGACGGCACTTCAACCTACGGCGGCATCCAGGGCATCATGACGAAGATTCCCGCAGGCGGGAAGATCACTGCTGCTTCAGGTAACACTGCCTTCAGCACGCTGGACATGAACGACTTCCATACGGTCACGGGTACGGTTCCTGCCTTCCCCGGTATCGTGCCTAAGTGGTTCATCAGTAAGGCCGGGTTCGCTGATTCCATGCAGCGATTGGCGCATGCACAGGGTGGTGTAACCAGGCTGGAAACTGAAGCCGGTAGCCAGATGTCGTTCCTGGGCTATGAGGTGGTCTTCACGCAGAAGCTCAACTCTACGCTTACCGCTCAAGCGTCTACGAATATCATAGCCTTCGGTGACCTGTCGATGAGCAGCACGCTGGGTGACCGGCGAGCCTTGTCCATCGCCACATCGGACGAGCGATACTTCGATACGGACGAGACTGCCATTCGCGGAACTGAGCGGGTGGCTATTAACAACCACGACTTGGGTGATGCCTCTAACGCCGGTCCCACGGTCGTTCTGGCTACGCCTAGCTCGTAAGCAAAAGACTTATATATCCGAAAGGATTTGAGATGATTCATGCGCAGAATGTAAAGTACATTTCGGTTACGCCGCCAGCGGCGATTGTTGACAACGCCAGTTATACTACTGGCGAGATTGATACGCTGGGCTTTGATTACGCCACCATTGTTTGCTACCTGGGTGCTAGTGATATCGCCATGACTGCCTTGGCAGTTACGGAATCGGATAGCTCCGGTTCGGGCCATGCTAATGTAACTGGGCTTGTCTACGGCACCAGTTCCAACATTGCCGGGTCCACCTCGTCGCTGCCCAGTGCAACCGATGACAATAAGTTCTTTGTATTTCAGGTTGATCTGAAAGCAAGGAAGCGCTACCTGGATGTGACGGCCACCGCCGGTGACGGCAGTGCTGGAACATTCGCTACCATCTTCGCGATACTCTCGCGGGGCGAGGCAACGCCTGACACTGCAAGCGAGGCAGGCGCTGCGGATGTTCTTCGAGTGTAGCAAGCAGGTGTCTCCTAAAGGCCCGGCAGCAGTAACTGAACTGGACGCTGCTGTCGGGTCTTTGGAGAACCTGGGGCCATGATATGGGCGAGGGCGATAAACGCCTTACGTTGGTGATGTGCAAGATCCTGGAGGCGTTCGACCATACGCCAGCGGGTGAATTGATTGCAATGGAAACGGGGCTGGCACACTTGTGGGCATCTCGCGGTCGAGTCAAGATCATGGATGAGCCGACTGGTAAGGGCATGGATGCCCCGCCGCGAGACAAGGCAATCAGGAAAGCGAGGAACAAATGACCTCCACGATAACAGCAGCGACCATGACGGTGACGGTCACCGAATCAATTAGCCTCAATGGCAAAGACCAGGGCGGCACCAATACGCTAACAGTTGCTTCGGTCAATGAGGTGGTGAAGCGTATTGTGACTGTTTCAACGACTGAATCGGGGCTATTAGGTTTCAGCACGGCATCATCCACCAACTTGTCTAAGTCCTATCTAGCCGGTCAATTTGACGAAGATGATGTGCGATATATACGAATCACGAACCTGGACGATACCAACCATGTGGTCTTGGTGTTCCGTTCAGAAGGCAATGCCGAATTTGCAATGGTACTGGACGCTGGGCATAGCTTCATTTGCCCCGGAGATAACAGCGGAGGAGTCAAGGACATCATGGACGCTAGCGCCTCCGCGTTAACTGTGGGCCTTGAAGACTTGGTTGATATCACTGCGGATGCGGACACTGCGTCTTGTGACTTGGAAGTCTTTGTCGCCTCGGTATAAAGGGCTTGGCAATGAGTACCACATTGATCAGTGCCGCAGCACTCACCAGCTTGGCTCGCGTCAAGCGATACCTGCGGATCACCGGCACCGGCGATGACGATCTATTAACTGAGATGATAAATACCGTGAGCGATAGGATCGCACGCATTGCCGGGCGTAAGTTCACTGCCCAAGATTACCGCGAGTTTTACAGGCCGAACAGTGACCGGGTACTTAGCCTGCACCACCGGCCAGTGCTTGACCTGTATAGAGTCGGCTGGGGCGTAGGGGATGCATTGGAAGTTCAGTACACCGGCACCGACAAGATCGCCAGCGTCTGGGTGAACAATGACGGGGTGAACCTGCGGAGCATGAGTGCAGATGGAACGATCATCAAGTCAGAAGATACCTTCGGCAATAGCCCCACATTCTCAGCAATGGCAACAGCCCTGAACGCCAGGTCAGGCTGGACGGTGACGAACAAGGTGACTGCTGATGGTGAATCGTCTGATCTGCACCGATTGAATATCACCAATGCGAAGAGTAGCGCCGTGCGGCTTACCTGGCCCGAAGAGATCCTCGACGATTACATTGTGGACTTGGAGTCGGGGCAGGTTGAATATCATCACACCTTTGGAAATATCTGGCCTGATAGTTCGCAACGGTTCGGGCGTTCGTTTCAGACCATGATGGTGCATTACCGCGCAGGCTATGCGACCGTGCCTGAATCGCTACAGAACCTCACTGATATATGGGCGGCGCGTATGTTCCACCTGGGCCGCAAAGATCCTAACTTGAGATCGGAAAGCCTGGGCGATTATAGCTACACCTTGTCCGATCAACTGAACATGGATGATGAGATCCGCGATGCCTTGCGCCCGTGGGTCGATGTGCCGGTAAGTGCCGCATGATATGGCTACGCCACCAATCCATCTTCTAGATTCGTCCATCAATACCACCAGGGTAACGGTGACCAGGGATAGCGGCGGCAGTCCCATACAGACCTTCAATGCCAGCCTGTCCAGTGTCCCTGCACGCATTCAACAGGTAAGCGCTTCGGAAGCTCTGCGCTACGGCAGGGAATCTAATCGCAGGATGTGGAAGATATTTGTAGCAACCGGCCAGGACATTGTGGAGGAGGATCAAGTGACCTTCGTTGACTCGACCACCGGCAGCGATGTAACGCGCACGCTGCAAATCAATGAGATACGAAACCCGCAGCAAGCCGGGGTGATCATGGCAGTGATGTGCGAGGAGTCAGACTGATGGCCGTGAAGGTTGAATGGTATGGCGATGACTTCACCCGCAAGCTCGACAGAGCGCAGCGTGCTGCGTTGTCGCGGGTGGCCCGGCACTTCCAGTCGCAAGTGAAGCTCATATTGTCCAAGCATGGCAGGGGGAAGTATGGCCCGTCAAGTCCTCCCGGCAAGCCGCCAGGCGTGCGAACTGGGACGCTTCGCCGGTCCATACAGATTGATCGCTCGAAGAACAAAGGCCCGAAGCCGTCAATCCGAGTAGGCACCAATTTGATATACGCGCCCGTTCAAGAGTTTGGTGCGCGTATCAGCGCAAGCAGTGCAGCGCGGTTGGCCTTCCAGGTATCTAAGGATGTATGGCGAAGCGCGAAGACCGTGACCCTGCCGCCTCGCCCATTCATGCGCCCGGCGTTTAATCGGTCCAAGCGCAAGATGGTGACGATATACCAGGACAGTATCGCTAAGTTCGTTAGGACGTTGAGGTAATGAGCCAGAAAGTAGTCACCGATGCGATCTATACGCAACTCACTGCCGATCAATCGGCAGGGACATTCTACGCCGCGGTAAGTGGCCGTATATATCTGGGGCGTGGTTCGGATGATGCTGCACTTCCGCTTTGCGTTTACAGCGTGATCAGTGATGTGCAGGAGCATTACTTCAGCAACGACGACGACAGCGAGCTATCAATTCAGTTCGACATCTACGAAGACGTTCGGCTAGGCGCGGCAGTAATCCAGGGCCATGCGGACAAGTTAACAACTGCCCTGGCTAACAAGGCGCTCACGCCTAGCGCTACATACGCAAAGATTCACGTTCGGATGATGGACCGCGGAACATTAACTATTGAAGAAGATGCATACCGGATAAGTAGTGACTGGCAGGTTCTGGCCTCGTAAGGACATGGGGCCGCCACTGAAAGGATTCTATCATGGCACAGCAGACGATTCACGGGATAGGTGGCGGCGCAACGCTTCCGAACGCGCTCCACGTTAAAGTCGATGGGTGGAGTGCGACTTACAGCAACCCGTCCGTTGACGATACCGGGTTCGCAGACGGCGGCTTCTTAAGCCGGTCATCAGCCGGTGGCGTTTCGATGGATGGCACAATCACCGGCACGGGTGAGTTTGATGCAAGCAACATGGCTCCACTGCCAGATGCTGCGGCAGATGGCAGCGCGATGGCTGTAGGGGATCTGGATACAGCGTTCAAGATCAGCTTGACCTTAACCGCTCAAACTGGATGCACATACGCATTCACGGCGCTGGTAACTTCGATGGCTATGGATCGGCCTAACGTGGGCAAGCTATCCATAACGGCCACGTTTGAGTCTGCCGGACCAATCACTCAGACATGGGATGAAACAGCATGAGTAACTTGATGAATGACGCGAATGCCCCGGTGGTCTTTCAAGGCCAGGAATACGGCGCGCTCACCATGCAAGATGCTGCACGGTTAGGCGCTGCAATCCCTATCGCAGATGACGCGAAGGCGTTGCTGGACATTGCGGACATTCTGAAGTTTGCGCGGTCACCTAGAGGTATCCCCTTGGCAATAAAGATCGCAGCAGAAAAGACCGGGGTGACTATGAACGGGATGTCCACCGGGGACCAGATCAGTTTGGTCATGTTACTGATCGCAAGATTCTATGGCGTGGAAGAGGACGATGGAGAGGAGGAGGCGACCCCTGACCCTTTATCGCTGACTGGGGAGAAATAGCCGCACTGCTGCGGTGGTTCTATAGCGTGAACCCGTGGAGCCTTAGCTTCTATCAATGGACGAAGATGCTGGCCGAGATGCCGTACATTATGCAGATGGAAAAGGGTGAAGTCAGTCACACCATGCTGGCGCAGAGAATGGCTAGGAAAAAGCGATGGCAAGAAAAGAAGTTGGAAAATTAAACGTCAGCATTGAAGGCGACCACTCCAAGTTGTCTAAGGTTTTGAAAGAAGCCGAGCGTAAGGTCAAGCAGACCGGCAAGGTGATTGAGAAGGAGTCCAAGCTAGATGTTTTCAACTCGCAGATGCAGAAGGCTCTTGGCGCTTTCGCGGTTATGGAGTTTGGCTTGCGTGGAGTTACTGCCGGGGTGAATGCTTATGCTGATGCAGTTGAAGGCGGTGCGACTAAGATGCAGGCGCTGGTGAAAGCTAGCGAGGCGTTCATTAAGCAAATTCCAGTCATCGGCACCGCATATACAGCAGCATCTGATTTCAGCAACAGAATCCTTGTGCCGATAGTAAGGGCGCAGTTCGGCGCCCAATACCAAGGTC